CGCACGGATGTTAAGTCACAATAGTTGGCCGAGGAAAAACAGTGATAGCCCTCGGGCTGTACCACTATCGGTTAGTATTGTGCCCTCAACATCCCGGCGGTACCTGAGGTTTCCCGGTAGATCGATGGACGTCAACAGTTCATCGGACTCGTCACCGATGTCGTTCAGGAGTCGAAAAACTTCAGACAGGACTCTAGGTCCTGGATAAGCCAATCTGAAGATTTCAAAGCCTTCACGCGCATCAGCCGTGTAGGAAAGGAGTCTCAGCAGAGAAACTCCACGGGAGCGACGAGCATGGCGTTCAGGATACACCATTCGTTGCACCAATTCCTTCACCGGCCTTCTGGGCAGACCATGTACCCAGTAGTGTCCGAGGAAGTGCACCTGATTTGTATATGCATCAGGCGATTCGAGTTTACCATCTCGAACGCTCGACTTTTCCGTGCTCACTGTAAACCCTAGCTCCGCTGCATACCGCGCGAGGAGGGCAGGTTTCACCTGGGTGTTTGACGCGATGAGAATATCGTCGCCCAGGATGAACATTTGGTCGGTTGCCAAACCGTGCCCAGTGGCTCGGATCCACATGTATTGCGCGAGGATCAGATTGACAATCGATCCGATAATGCTAGTAAACGCACTACCAGAAGGAATGCCCCTGTGTTTTTGCGTAATCTGACCATCTAGTGTGGACACCAGTCGAGAGTGGATGAAGTCGTTGACGTAACGGTCCCAGACAGACTTCTCGTGCTTATCGAGGTCTAGATATGTTCGGGCCACACCGAACGCATCATCGATCATCTCAGCTGGAATACTGCTATCGAAGCCAGAATAGTCCAGGGAGTAAATGAAGCGGTGTCGCGTCTTCATTTCCTCGATTATAGCACCCTTCTCGTGATTACGAAGACCTATCGCAAACGGCCTTCTTCTCGAGATGCCATCCATGACTCTTTTCGAGAACGCAGTCCCCACAATTGTAGTAGAGAGCGGCGCCATCCATACGAGCCTAGTTTTTGGCACAACAGTCCCAGGCTGAACGCGACGGCCAGCCAAATAGGGGTGGTAATTCCCACGGCCCAACCAAAGCGATTCTGCTTGCTTGAGGGCCACTGCGAGGACATCGCGATTGCGAGTGAGGTAAGGAAGCCCAGCGTACTTAGTATCGTCGATGTGATGATCCACGACTTCAACCAAGCTGAGAGGCTTTCGCCGGCTACCTTTACAGCCCGCTTGACTGAGCGCTGTAGAAAGCGCTCGCTGGTACCCCACGGTTCCGAGGGGTCCGGGTCGAATTCCGTTGCCAGCGAATACCTCTGAAGGGGAGCGTGAATCTCTCCTGTCAGCGCTGTCATCGTGAGGGCCAACATCTCCCTCTTCGACATGTCGCTCACTCGAACTGCCACTGAAATCGGTTCGGCACCTGGCTCCAGGTACACGGGCGATTTGTTGCCAGTGGAATCCGGTTGAGTGTACGGGTCCGTGTCGTCTGTTGTCGGGCCTGTCTCCCCGCCTGCAGGAGCAGATTCCGAATCCTGGAACTTCAACTCCGTTGGATTGCTGGTCACGCTTGGTTGAATGAATTGGACATCCGTACTTCCGGAGCCCTTTCTCCACCCATTCAGGATCTGTGACACTGCGATTGTCCCTTCCAGCATCCAACCCATCAGTCAGAGCGTCTGGAAGTGCTGCCATCATACCAATATCGACAGCAACTACCGAAACCTGACGACTCAGGTCCGCTATCGCCCTTTTCCATTTGGGATTAGAGCTACGATACGGGCCCAAACGAGTTAGGCCTGCTCGTGCGTCCAATGACATGGACGTCTCCTTCCTAAGCTGTGTCCTTGGCTCAAGAACGCAGGGGACACGACCTTGCGTCCCAACTCAGTTGAGCAAACTGAGATCGCATATAATGCGTAGCTCAAACGCATGGTTCACACCAGCTGTGGCCACCGTCCAGGTGAGCTGCCTCATTCGAGGAGAGATGTTACGACATCACCGTCGCCGAAGCGATGTAAA